TGTCTTTGATAGTATACCAATCCTAGAGTCTCTAACTATTGTACCTGTATTGCTTATTTCAGAACTAGACATAAACGAGAAACCAGAACGCCTGTTCTTTAAATAACACATTCCAAAAGACCTATTGTCAGCCTTACATGCCTCCCAATAAATATAGAATATCCTATTTGATTCTCGGAAGTCAGGTAGACCAATATCAATCTTTGTCCATTGCAAATACATATAATGCGTTCCTGTTATATAAGTAGGAACACTATTATTCATAAACCAATAACCATTCTCCCTTTTGTCAAACTCACCTTCAATTAAGTCAACATACTTTGATTTAAAAGCATTATCTCTTCTATTCCAATCAAATATTGTCTTTATCTTTTGCAGTTCTGATGGATATTCTTGTGGCTTCCACTTATTATCGAAACTTGCAATTTTTTCAGGTTTTGATGGTATAGCTATCTTTACACTATTAATCTCATATATCTCGCCAATAGTTCTATCCTTTGATATAACTACCAAATCATATTTTGGATCATAGCCATACTCCCAAGATTTATTTCTATTCTTAGTTAGTATTACATTTTTTGCAATATAATCATCAAGTATTTTGTAAAGATTATTTTCCATTTATATATGCTTTTGCAAAAAGTATTTAATGTTACTTCTTTTTAGCTCTTCCTTCTGCGAATCCTCCTGTGCCAGCAGTTACTGTAGTTACAATGTTATTACTTTTGTTCTCCTCCTCCTCAATCTTCTGCAACATATTCAAAGCATCCTCAAATGCCAATCTTTTAGCTGACGCTGCGTTCTTTAACTTATCAGCAGATATGTCATCCTCAGATCGAGTAATAATAGGTTCTTTTAATACCTTTATTAACTCATCAATTGCAACCTTAGCGGCCTCAAGTATTTCTATTTTTTTAGACATATATTCCGATTATACATTCTATAAAGAATCTCATTATTAATTCTAAACTCATACTCACTATCTGGAGTAAATGATACAATATCACCAACCTCTACTTCATCCAATTCATCATTCTTAAAAACCAATTCCCCCCACAACTCCTCAAGACCATTTATAGGACTGAATATTTTATCCTCAGATGGAATAGGTCTAATAAAAACAAATGGAAATGGTGCACTCCAAAGGTTTTTATCTTTGGAGTATAGATACACTTGCTCAGGCTCAACTATAAATAGGTCATCCTTTAAATGATGCCAACTACTCTTTTGTCTGCCTCGCATATCATAGTAAAACTTAAAAACATTGTGATGGACTACCACAATGTCTTTAGGTGCTATTGGCCCATTATAATAAATTGGAACAGATACTACTTCTGCAAATCTATTTGATACAGTATGATCTTCTTGGGAGGCACTTACAATGAACTCAGTTTGTCCGTAAGTTCTTATGTTGTCATACCTCCTACCATCAATTGGCTTGATGATAAAACAGTATGGTGATTTCATTAGAAATTTATATTAAATTCAATTGATACAGGAACAGTATTTGAAAACTCTTTCCATAGAGTAATCTCATCATCCTTAATTATATATAGCTTTACTCCATCCTCATTTCTTATAATTTGATAGATAGAATAACTCTTATCAAGAACTTCCTGTCCAACAGTATAGTTCATTGACTTCATATAGTCAGGACCAACCGATATCTTTCTAATTATATTCACCTGTCTGTAGATTGATAGTAATGTCACCATACTTAGCAACAATCTCTTCTTGATACTTTGCTAAATCATGGGCAGCTATTTCTAAATTAGCTAACGTTGATTTCTTTTTGCTTTTAAGTCTTTCGAATGAAAGCTCAATGTCAGCAACCTCAAATTTTAAATCTCTAAAACTTCGGTTTAGCTCTGTCAATTTAGACAGTTCATCTTGTTCAATTTTTTTCATTTTATTAAATTTTATATTGCAAATATAGCAATTATATGCTAAATTTTCTTACTGCGCGAACGTAATTTGTAGCTGATTTTCCAAATGAATTAATATAAATTGCATTTTGTATCGTAAAGCCATAAGCATTAACTGAAGTATTTTCAGTGCTACTCCAATAATTTACGTTAGTTTGTACTTGTGTAGATCCACTTACATCAACTAGAGTCTTATTAATATTAAATCTATTAATCCAAATTAAATTAAGCTCATCCATTGACGGTAAGTACCAATCATTTTTTCCTAATGATGTAAGATCTAAACAAGTCTTTGCCGCACCACTAGTAAATCCAGATTGAGCTACAATAGCATTACTATTTGATAAACCATCCCAAGTGCTTTGAGCTGATGCACCAATTAAAGTAGATGCAACATTACTATATGCTTGTCCAGTGCTTTGATCTGTTATTGAAATAACAAGGTAATTTTGAGTTGATCCATCTAAATATCTATGAAAGATAACTCCACCTTCATCCTCAACATACTCACATATTTCATAAGTAAATACATTATTACTTACATTAGTCATGTCAAATTGAACTTGATCACCACTTGAATCACTTCCAAATAGTTTATCACCTGCTTCAGGTGTCTTAACTGGATAATTATTTACTTTCATGCAACAAATTTACTAAAAAAAATCTATATTTTATTTTATGTAAAGCCTCCAACCGCATTTAGTTTTTTGTTGCCTACCTTGTTTGAGATGATTAAATACGCCTATACTTAATCCTGTATATTTTGACATATCTGTAAGTGATTTACAAACAATTTCGCCACTTAAAATATTAATCCAATTGCATTTATTTTTTTTATTTTTAGTAAAACTCATCTTTTGTTTTGATGAGTCACTCATCTTAAAACCTAATGGTGCTTTATATCCATTTTTTCTTTTTGTAATCCAAGCTTTTTGAGCTACATTTTTTCTAGTTTCAGCTGACATATTAAGCATTCTATTATGCCTATTAGGATTTAATTTATTATATTTTTTAATGGATTCTGATATTTTTTTTCTAGTTTCTTGTGATTGCAAGCCACCTTCACCACCATTAGTTAAATTATAACCATTAGGAGAGATGGAATTGTAGCGTTTAATATATTCAATTTCTTCTCTAATGCATTCTTCTTTATTGCAACAATAACATAAAACTTCCCATGTGAAATTATCTATAGAATACTTTCTTATGGCTCTTTGAAAATTATAATTATAATGTTTTGATGATTTACTATGAGCCTTATATACGTGAATTTTTATTCTTTCATTCAGCGTTTTAGTGGTATATCCAATATATTTTTTACCATTTATTTTATTTATTGCAATATAAACTAACATATAGTAAATATAATAAAAAAAATATAATAAATGATATAAAAGTTATAATTATCTACCTTGCGAACGATATTGTTTTTTATATAACTTACTAGTCTTTGTCTTACTAGTCTTTGTTTTAGCATGAACCCCAGGTCGTTTTACCTTTGGTTTTGACACAAAAGATGAAATGTCTTTTTGCTTTTTCATGCTATAAAGTTACAAATTTTTAAGCATTTCAATTACTCTAGGACATGGGTACATATCAGACTTATCTTTACGAACTGAATTGTGTGTAAATATACCATTCTCACCTTTCATAGCTCGTTTGCATAAATCCCAAATGTCATCTTTGTAATCTTTGGAAATATCATAAGTCTCACATAGATAAACTAACAATTGACGCAGACTCTCAATTTGCTCATCAGTATATTTATGCCAATATAAATATCCCTTAAATGGCTTTTCTAATTTTGTTACATTAATAGAATCTACTATTCCGCCAACATAGTTGTAAAAATTTCCATTGCTTTCTTTTAACATTCCCCAATTGCACACCTCAATACCAATTGAATTTTTGTCTAATGCTTTATACGGAAGTCCAATATTTGAAAATGGAGCGTTCTTTAATCCTAAATGATAAGCCCATTCCCTAGATGAGAAACATTGCACAATTGTACCCTTATTACCTATTACAAAAGCAGTTCCTATTTTATCTTTATTGCTATCCCAATATTTAGCTACTCCTACAGGATCACCATTTCCAGCTGTATGATGTAAATATATTTGATTTTTAGGTACATCTTCTTGGAAATACTGACTAGACTTTAATCTACGCTGAACAATTTTTGTTGTATCTAACTTCATGTTAATTTATCTGCTTCTTCTTTTGCTCTTGTTATAAACTCTCTTAATGATTTTAATATATTTTTACCTGTAACTGATTCATAACTTTCATTCATTGATTTTATTTCTACAGCAACACAGAAAA